GATCTGTTGAGCGTACTTGTCATACGGAGTCCCAAAATCGAGCCATTCAGTAAACAAGGTCACGTCAGGCGGATACTTCTCAAATGGATCAAGACTATAGCCCCACAGCTTAAAAGTAAAGCTCGATGCCACAGCCGGACGCAATCTGATCTTTTTGGCTATCACCTCATCCTGAATCGGGAAACTGACTTGAATGTGCGTCGGACCAGTGAATGTTCCTGTCGGTGGACTTAACGTAAATGTCTGCACCGCTTGATTGACCACCTGGGCTCCCACTACTCCCGTGATCGTATCCATCACGATGTCTTCGGTATGGCCGGATGGAATGTCACCCTCGATTTGCAGTTGATAGAGCCGCTTGTCGTGGGCGTAGCCTAAATCGTCCCAATCAAACGCCCGGCCCGCCTGAACCTGGCTCAGTGCCAGATAGTTCAGCGTGAGGGAATAAAACGTAAGCGGTGAGTTGGTTCCGCTCAACTGCAACTGAAACGCAAACGCCGATTTTCCAAAACCGTTCTGCAAGGACTTGAACAGCCGATATCGTCCCGTTCCGCTGCCGGTGGCTGCGATCGTGAACGTATCGGTCACATCGGCAGTATTTGAGTAATTGTAAAACACCGAAATCGTGAAGTTCGCCGTATCGTTTATCACGTCGAGCATAAGATCGGCGAACTGCTTATCGACCGAAGGCAGGGCTAGATTGTAGTCCGCCGTGATGATCTGGTAGCTGATCGCCTGGCCATCTGTCACCGCGCTGGTCCAGTTGTCCGTGGTCCCAACTTCGGCTTGCAGCAAATAGGAGTAGATTTGCGCCGATAGGTTCTGCATGCTCCGGCCCATCAGCATGACACCAGAATCGCGCTCCAGATATTGAGCCGTGATCGCCGATAGCTTGCCATTGGCGTCTACTTGGCTGTCAAGCGACCAGCGATCAAAGATCGTGTTGTAGCGCAGCCTCAAGTAGCTGCTCACTCCTCCGGTCGTATACACATACACCAGGAATACCTCGTTGTCGTGGTACTCCATGGTGCAGTACTTAAATTGCGTTGTGTCGATCGGGTAGACGGTTATCCCGCCGATCGCTAGCGTAGCCCCTTTAAATAGCGGATCTATCTTGATGCTGCGCAATCGGGCCATTCCGCCCGACCAGGAGTAAATCCCGTCGTAGGATAAGTACCAGATCTCGTTGTCGGCCTTGCACCAGGCAAACTGAGATACTAAACCACGTTGGGCTGGTGTTTGAAGCGGGGCCTGCATCGCTCCCGCAAACACAGGAATCGTATAAATATTCGACAGGTTGATCGTAACCACTTCGCCAGAAAACTCGGTCACCGCCATGATCGGATTCGATGGAGATCCCACGTTAACCTGGTTAGAAATGCCCACCTCTAAATCTACGGGCGGGAACGCCTCTGGCCTGCCGGTCTTGGATTTGTAAAGTGTATGCGGGCTGTTCACGTCCCCGGCTAGAAAGATCGAGTCAAACGCCGCGCATCCCAGATTGCAGGGCTGTCCGGTGATTGCCGCTATTTCTACTGCGTCCCCAGTAAAGTGATTGTATTGAATGTAGACCGTGATCTGGTTCGATGCCGGTATATCGATCAATCGCACCTGTTCCTGGTTGCCGACCGTGGTAGCTGAATTACCAATATGAATTGTTGCTAGCGTTCCGCGCGTAAGGACATTCCTCAGGTCGGTGATCCCCGCTGGCAGCGTAAGAGTTAACGTAGTCTGATTGCCGCCAACTAGCGTTGTCGCAGCGGCGATTGGGGCCGCTATCGTTTGCGGCAGCGTGCTCGTTACCGGAGGATCGTTATCGAACTCCAGGATGTTGGCATAGAGCAAACTGGAGTCTTCGGTTGTGTCGAGGTAAGTCGCGGGCGAGCCGCCGCCTGGGTTGGTCGCAAACCCGACATGCCTGAATAGTCCGTCTGAAAACGCTCCTCCGCGCCGATAAATCGAGATCGATTGATCGCCAGCCGTGGTTGAAATCTGCGCATCGCTAGTTCCAGTGAACGTTACCTGAACCGCTTGCCGTCTAGGGCTTAACGCGCTCGTGGGCACTTGCAGAATGCTAGGATTTGATTCAAATCCGGTCAGCGCATTTCTAAAGCAGTAGGCATAATCGACAGGTAGCAATGGAGTGGTCGATGTGGTGGAAATCGAGTTAGGTCCAAATCCTCCGGCGATGTACACCGACCCGATCTTGACCGTGGCCGTTCCGGTGAAATAGACCTCGAATCCCGTGACTTCTTTCCAGGTGAATCCGGCCTGACCGGCCTGGCCTACGGTGGTAAAGTCGTACTTACTGATATCGATCTCGGTCCATCCAGCCGTAGCTGGAGCCAAAGGGTCTAACTCGGATGGCTTGGCTGTCTGGGCTGTGGCCAAATCGATGGGCGTATCGCCCAGAACGCCCTGCTGAACCTGCGTGGCGACTGTAGGAAGCGTAGCGATGGCTGTCTGAGATAGCGATATCTGTTGCTGAATCGAGGACGGTAATATGGACTTTTCATAGTAATCGGTCGTGCTCGATCCGACTAATACTCGAAACCTGAAATCGGTCAGTAAGGTCGCATCAGAAACATACACGCCAATATGAACGATATCGTCGGTTGCGTATCCGTTTGATGCCATCCCATTGAACGAAGCGTCTATCGTGGCGCTGAAGTCGGTTGGAGTCGAAGCCGGAATGCTATTGCTCTGCCCGGAACCTACCGTCTGGCCGCCACTAGGCGTCGATGGAAAGTAAGCCGAAAAGGTGGTCTGGGAAGTCTCCTCCACGATAATTACGTAACTGGAATTGATCGTCACCTCCATACCGGCAACGATATCGGTCATCGAGGCTGGTTGAACCGTTACATAGCCAGGAGCCGTTCCTGAAATAACGCTGGATATGGTCGTGCTCACCCGCAGCGTGGCGGCCACCACCTCCGAGGAAGGAAGGATGGTTATTTTGTCAAGCGTCGTGATGGGCGGCGTAGTGGGTGGGACGATTCCCCAGTTCTGCAACGCTGCAAACGTGGAATCATCCTTCACCATGGCCTGCCCGGAGCCCTTGCCGGGACAGGCGAAGTACGCATAGGGCTTGCCAGTAGTCCCAGCATTATACTGGACCCCGGTCCAGCGCACGGGCGGATAGTCGGTAAGCCCGCAAGTTGGCGATACCCCGCTTGCTACCACCGAAAACGTCATCCCAGCCCCGGCGCTAGGAACTGGATCGGTGCTGCGCCAGATTTGATTTGAGATGCCGACATAGCGGGCGTCTGCCGGGATCGCTCCATGCAGCTTCGTGATGCTGTGGATCGCCGTATTCAGCCCAAAGACGCTTGCCTGGGTCAGTAACTGGCTCCCAGGTCTTATATTCAGAGTCCCTTCCTGGGTGCTGATGACGTTGTTCAGTAAGGCATACTCGCCCGCCTGTAGCTGCGCAGAGTCGCTTTTAAGCACCATCCCTTTGTTATGGAATGGAAACACGGACGATTTGATGTCAGCCGCTCTGGACATAGCTTTCAAGTTTCTTCGGCTACCACTTCGCTCATGATCGATCCAATTAGCGATGCTCCTTCTAGGTAGCGGCTCCTTGCAAACGCGGCTCTCGTTAAATCCTTATATTCTCCATCGCCAGACCATGCCTTGGCTAGCAGCCCGTACTTGAGTATCCACACAAAACTGTCCGGTATCCAGTTGAAGTTATCGGTCAGCACTGCTGGATAACTGGTCGGTTGCGCACTTGCCGTCAGTTCTATGTTGCCAACCGAGGCGGTCGGAGTCGGCTCGATCTGGATCTTTTTGGGGCCGATGCCATCTTCTCTCCAACGCTCCGGGTTGCCCGCATCAGAGGGCCAGCTCGGTTGGTAATTATCCAAATACCAACCGCTCGACCTCGCTAAGTACACCCCATTGGCCGTCACCATCTGAACGTCCATTGCCCGGTCTGGCTCGGTGTATACCGCTGTTGCCGCCACGATCGCTATGTCGAACTGCGCCTTGATACAGGCTGTCCGGCTTAAGAAATCCTGATATACATCGTTCAGCATGTTAAAAAAGTCAGCCGTACTCATAATGCCGAGCGCGGTAAGCCCGGTATCCTCTAATAGCGTCGAGCAGACCTCGTTATACAGTCCCTGAACCTGAATCGACACCTGGGTTCCGCTCCTCTATTTTGAGACAACGCTGGCACGCTCGCGCAGTCTCAGAACCAGCCTCAGACCACGGAGGCATTGTTTTTCTATGACAAAATGGGCACTCATCTGCGTTCGTCTCGTCAATCATTTCGCTTGCACCAGCTCAACCGGCAGCGCTGGCTCTCGATCCTGCTGCCAGCGGCTCCATTGCTTCAACTTGCCCTGTACTCGCTTCCAGAGCACCATGGACTGCTGGAAGATTTGTGCTCCCTCTTTTAGCGTCAAGTACACCACCGCCAAATCTTCAACCAGTTCGGTGTATTCGTCTGGTAGCTGCACTACATCGCCAGCAGCGGCAAGCGGCGTCGGCTCGATTACGCCGGTCATTACCAGCGTATTGCTGGCCACCGAATCGGCGGGGTGAATGGCGAACGTCCTTAGGCCAGAACAGGCCCACTCTGACACCGGCAGGCCCTGGTTCGAAGTGGTCTCGGTCAGCATATTGGCGTACCGCAACCCGAGCTGATTGAGCCCAACCTTTTCTAAGAACACCCCGTTCCATTGAAGTCTGGTCGGAACAATAATGCCAGCCGGAGTCGAATACCAGAACTGATTAGACACCGTGTTCACAGTGCCCGTGCCTTGGATGTAGCCGGTTACAACATTTATGTATCTTATGTTTTCGTTAATTGCGGCGGTTACTTCCGTTTGCGTATACAGCGTGGAGTTGTTGTCCAGCCTGCTGTATATACGGCTCGACAGACTGCTGAGGGTGGTGGATGGCACATCTAGGCTCTCTGCGGTGGCTCTACCTCGATCGGTTCCTGTAAGTCTGCCATTACCTTCGCGTTGTAGTCCTGCGTCCTTAGCATGTAATTCATAATGTGCGGTGCTTCGATCTTGGGTGCCGCATATGCCTGAATGCCGAGCTTTTTTAGCCTCAAGAAGAAGCTGTGGTCCTCAGAATAGGGAGGAGAAATCGAGAACGGCTCTTGGCCTAGCTCATCATAGATCCGCTCGAATACCTTCCGGCGCACTAACAAACATCCGCCACCGGCTGAATCGATAGGGAAGATCTCGGCATCACGGTCCCAGTCGGCTAAATGAGCAAACGCCTTCTTTTCCTCGTTCCAGCAATATAGCAATGGGAAATGCGGTGGCAGCCTGTAGTGGTACATGCCACTCAGCACGTCCACGTCCCTATAGTAATTCATCAACCGAACCATGCGGGCCAGCAAGTCCGGAGCAAAAGCTTGATCAGCGTCGAGCATCAGCAACCAGTCTCCCAGCATCTGCTTAACTAGATCGTTTCTGGCCGAGGAATGAAAGCTTAAATCCGCCTTTACCAGATGAACAATCTCGCCAGGAGTGCAGAAGTACTCCGAGTTGTACTGAATCAGTTGCGCCAGACTCCACATAAACTCTATATGGCAGAACGGAATTCCAGCCATAAGACCAACCGTACCAATCGTATACTTACCGCGAACCGGCATGGGCGACCTCCTTGCTGGGTTCCCATTGATAAGCGGCGTTTTCGGCCAGATCCGCCACCCTCTCCCAGGAGAACTTCTCGATCGCCTCGGGCATCATCGCGCGGCGAATGCTCTCTTGGAGCCCAATGTCTGAGGTCAGACGCAAAATTTCCCCTACATAACGCCTGCGCACGAGCAAGTCGTTATCCGGGTTCCCTTCGATACGGATGCCACCTACCGCATAATCCTTTAATCCCCAGATAGGATTCGTAATCGGGATCGCACCAAGCGCCTGCGCCATCGGGTGATTGATCGCGAAAGTTTCGGTAAACCGAGTCGGGTAAACCCACAATCCCGCGCTCGCTAATTCGCGGTGCAATCTAGGCTGCGGAATCCTGCCATGCCACCTGACATCGGGATGCGCCGCAACTGCCTTCAGGATGCGATCCTTCACTAACTGCGCCACAAACGCCTTACGGTGATCAGTCCCATTGATCACCGTATCGAAGTTGTCAAATCCGTAAAAGACATGCAGGTTGAGCCTTGGCTCGTATTCTTTAGCGCGCGCATAGATCTCCAACAGATTCTCCAGACCACGATCGGGCGAAGAACAGTAGATCATCTTATAGGGATCGCGCTCAATCCCCTCCTCTAGCACCTGTTTGATCTCTTCGCTCTTGATACCATTCCGCCACACCACGATACGATCAGCTAACTCGGGCCATTCCTTAGCGACCGCCAGCTTGTGGTCCTGGCACAGACACACGTAATAGTCGATCTTTGAGTAGCGCTCTGCGGTCGCGGTCAAGTACGCGGTGTCTTGCGCTATGTAGTAAATGATTTGTTTTGAATGCTTTATATAGAAATTATCGAGCAGTTCCGGGCTCCGGTACACCAGCCACGCTCCGGACCTGGAATAATCGATGTTATCGTAATGGCTCCAGCGCGTCCCGCGCCATGTCTGCCATCCATCAAACGGCATCGGGCCATAACTCACGACATCGTGGCCGCGTCGCGCCAGCCTCCAGGCTAGCTCGATCTGAGCGGTCTCTGACCCGCCAATACCTTTGGTGTCCGGATTGTCGTATGTCCAGTTTTCGCAGTAGTTACTGGTCGCCAATGTGAATTGCATTCAGGCATATTATGCGGCGTATCGCGCTCACAAATCAAGACTTTTTGAAGCACCACTGGTCCTGGCCTTGAAACCGGGCCAACTGGTGCATGTGCCGCTCGCTGCCATCGTGCTGAATCTGCATTTCACGGATCTCATCCCGCCGCTCGATGGATCTAGCCAGATAGTTGGTCGGCAGATTGGACGCCTTCATAAACTCGCACGACTGTGGCGAACGCAGGATGTTAGAATAAAATCCTGGAGTTGGCGCTGCCGGTTTCTGGGGAATCCCCTTTGGGGTGCTGCGTTTCTTAAGTGCCATTACTATTAACTCCTTGCTGAACTTCGTTTCTTGCGTCTGGCGGCGATCGTCTTCATCGCCTTGGCAAACGCGGCTCGCTTGGCCTCGGTTCCGCCTTTGGCCAATCCTCGCTTGATTTTTGAAGATGTAGCGCGGCCAAACTTACCTACCGTGCCACGCCGCTCCATCGATTCCCTGGCTTTTGACAGGAAATATCCGCTCTTACTCTTGCGTTTCGCCATCACTGTCCTCCACTGGCCCCTTCGATCTTTGGGGCGTGTTTCTCATCACCCTCGCTCAGCAGAATTGCATCCTGCTGAGCCTGCTGGTCCGGTGCCGCCATCCCAGGCAGGCGCACTACAAAGCGCATGTCTGGCGGCAGCGTCTTGAGCGCCGCGATCAACTGCTCTACCGTCCAATCCTCGTACCTGTCGTGCATCGCGGTTAACGGACTTCAAAATAATCACTCACCGACGCTATCTGAATCGTTCGTAGTGGATTGGCCGGGAATACCCGGACCATCTCCAGTCGATACCGGCCCGGAGGAAGCGTTGTCGGCACCATCACACCTTCATAGACCACCCGGCATCCGGTTTGCTGTAGTTCTAGAAAATTGCCAGGAACCGCGTAGGAGACCGCATCGATAAAGGCATAATGCACTACGCTCTGTACGTCAGCTACCGCCGGGTGTTTACAGTAATCCATTTCAAACTGAAGCGCCTCGCCCCGAAATACAACCGGAGACATCACGCTGATCGGCTTATTCAGCTTCCATGGCGTCATTGGATAAGTGAGCCACAGCGCTCCCTGGAGCATTATGACTCCAGCCCCCAACAGCACCGCGTAGGAGACCCCGTTTAATAGGTGTTTCACGCCCACATTTACCTCAAGACGGTCTTAATAATCGCCATCACAATTCCACCGCCCAGTAACGCCACCAAGCCGTACACCAACCGCTTGACCGGTAGAAAATCATCCTGGCTGACCCATTTGTCCTCGTTTTTGCGCATCTCCTCTACTAGCGTTATCAATCGGGTGAGTGGGTCTTCTCTCCACTCCGAGGTCTCGCGCAGTATCCGCCGTATTTTGTCGCGGTCGTTTTCCGCCATGAATCAGCATACTAACTTAAAGAGTGATATAGAATTATCTGGGAAAAGCTTTCCCATGGATTTAATCCGATTACTGGAAGCGTTGCCGAGCTAATAAAATACCGTTTCCCAGCCTGCACGCACCTATCGTCATCCGTGTATGTCCAGACGCTTAAATACAGATTCGGTCCGTAATCCATTACGGCTCATCCTTCTTGGGTAGTGGAGTCACTACCTTATCTACCGTGGTGATGGTGGTCGATGTCGGTCCTTTGAGCGTTGTGGCCGTTGTGGTCGTAGTCGTAGCCTTATAGCCCGGCATCGGTTTCTGATGAAGAAATAACGCCGCCCCGATGATTCCATTGAAGATGAACATGCCGCCCATCAGGGCGATCAGCTTGCCAAAGGCGTGAATGTTGAAGTGGTCTGGGTCCTGGATCATCAGATACGTGCCGCTTGAAATGGCTCCGGCTCCGCCGCCTATAAACGCGCCCACTAGCCCTCGTAACCAGTCTTCTATGTCCAGCTTTCCAAACGCGCCCAGATTGATTTGTGACGCCATGGTTTACCAATTCCCCGAAGGAGCACATGGCTCTAGTTGTCTATCTGGGAAGTTTAAGTTCCTGGTTTCTTTAAAAAAACGGGCAGTCCTGTCGTAGGCGATAGCTGCTTCTTCGGCAGTATTAAATACGCCCAGCTTGTGTACTTTCCTGTTTACCATTATCCTCGCCGAGAATTTGCGCCACTTGCGGCACACTCCCAAGTATCCACTCTCAGAACGGACCTCTGCTGGACGCACTAAGTGATGCGGGGCAACCGGCTGAGTCTCCAGCTCTGGAAAGTTTAGCTCCTGCCTTGGCCTGCCAAAGTACAAAGCAGCGGAATCGAACGCCAATGCCGCGTCTTTATCGGTCGAATACACACCGAGGTAGTAGGTGTGATAGTTGTGCCTTATTGTAGATAGCCACCCATATGCACTCTGGCTGACACCTTTGAGTCCGTTGTTTTTACCGTGGCGCTTTCTCATCTCGGATCGTATTTGCGCTGGCGACGCTGGTTCTACCGATTCAGACTGATCCGGAAAATTCAGTCTGGCCTGTTGGCCAAAGAAGTATACAGCCGCTCGATCGCGCTGCCTGGCCGCTTCCTCGGCGCTATTATAGATCCCGAGCCAATGTTGTGTCGGATACTCTCTTCCGCCGGTTGAGATATACGCCCTGAACTTCCCGCTCTTGGCGGTACTGGAAACGCCGATAAAGCCAGTCGAGTGATCTCGCGACTCTTTGTGCTGCTTGCCGCTCCAATAGCGCCCGATTTTTCTATTTCTGTTGTTTTCCGTGGGTGTTACTATTCTTAAATTTTCTCTACGGTTGTCCAGTCCGCATCCGTTAATATGATCTACGAGCATGTCTTCTGGAGGATTAAGCAGATACCGATGAAGCAGCTTAGTGGAATATTGTCCATCTCCGTTTTTGACTTCGATGTGAGCATACACGTTCGTTCTAGAACCACGACGAGCACGGATTACCTCTCCCCGCAGCGAATCATAATCAGTATCGTCTAGGAGCACCGGCTCTCCAGTTTTAAGTACCAATAGTTTCATGGTTTAACCATAACCGTATACATTACCAGTCACCATAAAATACGGAATAATCATGCGATTGTAGCCAATTCGCCCCTCCCGGCAGGCCATTCGCGTTCTTGTCCCATGTGTAGGCTTGTTGGATTCGCCCGTTATCGGCCTGCATGGCATTCACCAGAGCTTGCTGAAACCGCTGCTCCCATAACTGAGACAGTTGTGCGTTGGCCGTTCCCTTGTCTCCAGGCAGAGTAATTCTGAACGCATCCGCTAACGCCCCCATCACTAGCAGACTTCCATCGATAAACGCCGGAGGCCGATCGGTTCTTGCTACCATGTCGGGCGTCTGCTGGATATAGTTAAAATAAAGCGCCCGCGCCGAGCTGGGACGCGGCCACAATTCGTACCACATATTCCCGTTCAGGTTCTTGCGGTAATCGCAGACGTATTGAGGCCAATCATTCGCGGCGCGCTGAGGGTCGTCCCAGTCGATCTTTTCCCTTGGATAGTGGACCTGCAAGTAGGTCCCAGTCTGTGGATCTACAACAGTGATGAAGTCCCTGAGGTCGGTAGCAAACGTGTAGTAGCTCTTAAAGACCTGCGCTGTCGTGCTGTTCAACGTCGGCCCTGCATAGGGGGAATCCATCAACAGCGTCGTAGCGCCCTGGACCGCTGTGATCGTCAGGACCGGTTGCTGATATCCGGGAGTGATCTGAAAATAACTCAAGCTCGAACAAGTCAGCGTAAAACCAGCTAAGTGCGTGTACTGGAAATTCGCCTTGAAGCTGGTCGGGGTTACTTCTAACACCGGCACTAGCTCTGCCGTGCCCGCTGAGTCCACGTAGAGCAACGTATCGGTGGTAATGCTCGCCATCGATACCGGCACCACCGCCTGGTAGCCAGGGTTGGTGATGGCTGCCGCCACTGTCGTATTCACTACATCTGATACCGGCCAGTTCGTCCCTACACCCACCACCTGAGACTGCCCGCTCGTAAAGGTGACGTTAGTGTAGGAAGTCGCATCGGGAATATTCACAACCCCGGATGCCATTAACCCAGACCAGTAGGGCTTGGCGTCGATGATCTGCCGCATTCTGAAGTTGAGAAAGGTGTTTGCTAGGGCTGGGTCCAGTCCGCTACGTGCTCTCGTTACCGCACCCTGGAGGGTGAATAGCGTGTCATTTGAAAATTGCACTATTGCACCCGATCCGCTGCTGCCGGGCTATCCAGTATACCGCGCAGAATGGTATAACAGTCGTAGTGTCAGTAACTTGGAGACCACTTAGTCCCATTCCACACCATGAACATCGCTTTAT